CTGTAAGGCTTCTAATACCCTTGTCTGACCATCCGAAACTACCAAGTCAATAGTTACATCATTCTTTTGTCCAAACCTCCAAAACCTTCTAATAGCTTGGTAGTATTGTTCATAAGACCATGTAGGGAAAAATACTGAATGGTTGCAATGCTGCCAATTCAATCCAAATGAAGTCATCTTTGCCTTAGTAATAATTCGATCTATTTTCCCAGCCGCAAAGTTCATTAAAATATCTTCTTTTTTCTCTATTGACATTGAGCCTATGATTTCCACAGCTTCCTTATCGAGTTCTTTTAAAAGGCTGCTTTCTTTGTTTAAATTACACCAATAAACGGAGGTTTTACCACTTGCTAAATTAACAGCACTTTCACAGCGTTTATCTATTGTTTGCACTTGCTCAAATTTAACCTCAGTCATTGACTTGGCAATAGGTGTAAACATTTGTATTTGACCGTTAATATCAATTAATGATTGGTTTTCTACCACGTGCTTATTGACTATTAGCTTTGGCAGATTGTACCGTTCATTTGAAAATCCTAAATCGCTTGGCATTTTTACCATTATTGACCATTGGTTAACCCATGCAAAGAAATCTTTTTCAGCGTGTGGTTTTAGATAAAACTTTTCACCAATATTTCGGTTAGTGCTATCAACGCTGTTCTGATTGTTCTTAAAAAACTTGGTTAGCATATCCATATAACCCATGTAGCCCAAAGCCTCTGAACTTGTCCCCAATTCGATAAAATCATTAGGGGATGGGGTGGCAGTACTAAGGAAACGATAAGGTATTTTCTTAACAAATGAGGTAACTTGTCCTTTGATCTTACCATCGAAGTTTTTAAGGATGCTGCTTTCATCTAAAATAACCCCTATAAAGTCTTTGCTATCAAAGTAATGTAACCTTTCATAGTTACAAATTACAATGCTTTTTGTATGCTTACCGTCCTTTGAATATTCGATATCGTCTATTCCTAACTTTTCTGCCTCAAGTATAAACTGAAATGCAACGGCTAAAGGTGTTAAAATAAGTACTTTTTTGTTTGTGTGTTGTATTATGTTTTTGGCTATTGATAGTTGGATTAATGTTTTACCAAGTCCCGTATCTGCAAATATGGCTATTCTACCTTTTCTAACAGCTTTTTCGATAATGTACTGCTGAAAATCAAAAGCCATATCCGGGATAAAGTTTGGTTCAAATCCGAAACTACCAAGCGTGTGCCTTTTACTTTCTAAAAACTGTTGGTATTCGTTCATGCTATTTGTTTTTTTCTTATTTCTTTATTCATTTGATCTCTATGTAGGTGGATGTTATGCTTCAATAGTACATGATGCTTTAAACTCCTTAAATACCTCCATTTTTTATTCTCAAAGATATGGCAAAGGTTTAATTCTTTTGCCTCTATTAGTTCCCTACAAGCCCTAGTTACTTCACCAGCATCAGGCCAATACCCTAACTTCAAAGATAGTAACTGCCTTAACTGTGCCGTTGTAAAACGTTTATCCATCGGATAGGCTAGGAGTATTGACTTAATTGCTAGTTTCATTTTATCAAATTAATTAATGATTCCAAGTAAATTACAACCTCCATAGAGTTATCAAAAGACCTACATACTGCATCATATTCGGATTCAGATTCATCACTTATGTAAACTATATAATATTTTGTGCTAATAGTACCATCATGATCTACCCTTATTGTCTTTTCATAACTTATTGCAGTACCTAATTTTTGGGTTGATTCAATAAGTAAAGACTGTATCTTGTTTTCCATAACTAAAAAGGTAAGTCGGTTTTATCATTGCTATCATTCTTAGGAACAAAGGTATCTTGCTCCATGTACTTAGTTCCGGGCTTATTCTTTGATTCCTTAATAACTAGGTTAAAATAACCTTTGTCATTGCAGTTGTTAATCATTTCGGCTAATTCTGTTTTCTTAAAACTTATCTTAGTCATTTCCCCGTATTGGGTTGCTATGGTTTTTACGTTACCAAAAAACTTCTTTTCGTTGCTCATATTTATTGTTTTAATTTGATTTCTAATTCTTTATCTGTTAGGGCAAAATAAAGGTTTTGCAAAGAATGTACGTAATCTACATCGATTGACTCAGCACACATTTTATCTAATCTTAAAAACCATACAAAAGTTTCCCCATCATTAAGAGGGTCATGTATAGTAAATTCTCCATTATCCCAAACATGCCAATTAAATTCAATATTAGTATCTAACTCAAATCCTAACTTTATAAGCCATTCATTTGTTAATGGTATAGGGTTACAATCTTCGATAATATAACCTACCTCGTTTATGTCTAAACAACCATCATGGTCTGGTATTCCTGTAATAATTCCTACTTCTTCTACATTATTAAACTTTGATATAACCAAGTTTCCTAATCTTAAATCTTTAGTTTCCATCCTATTGTTTTAATTTGATTTCTAAAAATGTTAATTCCTCATAGGCTGATTCTAAAGAGTGGCAAGATATGTGGTTAGTAGGCTCAACTTCAAAGCTGTTACCCGTCCTTACATTTACCCATATATCCACTCCAATAACCTCACCTTGTTCAAAGATAATATCTAAACTAACTCCAAACCTTCCAGCCTTTGTTAGCTTCATTGCCTTGTCAAATAGTTCTAGTATCATAGGTTCATTTGTTTTTCAATGTATTCAGCGCAAACTTGTAACTTATCATACATTTTGGATATTTTTTCATCCGAGTATTCAACCGCAAATCTAATACATCTTTCGGATAATGGTACTTGCTCAAACATCATGTTTTTACGAATATCATTCTCTAATTCTTCGGGTACTTCAACCATTCCTAACTTCCATCCTGTACGTCTTATTTCATCTTGTACAAGCGTTTCGGGTGTATCTACTAACAAGTGTATAACCTCAGCTTGTTTGCAGCCTGTTAACTCCATATACCCTAATACCTGCCACTCGTATTTAGGATTAATTTTCTTATTCTTAACATGGCTGAATAAATCCCATGAGGTTTTAACATCAATGATCTTACCTTCGTGTATAATATCCGGCTCACCTGTTATAACCCCATTAGAAAACCTTTCCTCATTCTTTGAGTAAATGATACCATCAATGGCTAAAAGTAATCCTATGCTGTCGGTTTCCATCAATAGACCTTTCTCAATGTACTTGCTGGTTATATCCTTTTTAATACCGTACTTTTTAAAGATAACCATTTCATCTAAATAAGCCTTGCATGTTTCACCAAGTAAATCCGACTTATCACGGCTGCCTGTCATTAGGTCGCCTAATTTCGAGCATCTAAACATTGCCTAATTCTTTTTTACGGTTAGAAAATAGTTTAAGTATCTTGGTATCTTTACCAATGGTATTAGCGTTTGACTTGTAAGCCAATTCTAATTCTTCGTTAGTTGAACATCCGTTAACTAAGTTTACCCAATCGGATAAGTCTTCCGTTTCCTTGCTTGGTTGTTTACTATCAGTATCTTTATTGTCGTCTATACAAAATAAACCGTTTAAAGCGTATTTACGAGCATAACTTGAAGCTGCACCCGTAACCTGACTTCCGTCCATTCCTTTCTTATTTTCTTCCTCACGGGCAAAAGCCGAAACGCTATACTCTTTTTCACCATCAAATAAGCTGGCGGTGGACTTAATATAAACCCTATTTCCTTTTTCGATAACTTCATCAGTAAGTAATAAAAGGCACTTATTTTCGTACAATAAAGGCTTTACAGCTTCTAAAATATCTTCGCAAGATCGGTAGTTATATTTACCAAATGCGTTAAACTGCCCTTTAGGTGCTTTAAGTGAGTTTTGAATGTTAATTAATTTTTCCATGTGCTTATTGTTTGTTTATGCAAATATAGTAATTATAATTATATAAATGCAAGATTAATATACGTTAACAGTTATTTAACAATTCACAGTATTTTACATACTTTAGGTTATACTCCGGGCAGGTTTCCATCAATCCTTCATGCTTTTTAAGTGAATGAATGATAGTTGCATGATTTTTACGTATAGTCTTTCCTACCCCTGTTAGGGTTACTCTTTTCTCCCAATACATAAAAACGTAAGCAATGTACATAGACCTTGCATCACAATAGCCCCTTACTCGACAATTCCCTTTAAACTTGTTTACATCAAGATCAAAGTATTTACAAGTTAAGTCTATTAGGCTTTCTGCCATAATATCGAAGTTACCTTTTATTTTCGGGGATGTATCTACTATGTGAATAGTGTACCTACCGCCAAAAAGAGTATCGCTAATTGCTTGGGCTTCGTTTTTCTTAGCCAGCATTAAATAAAATTCACTACTTTCCATTTGCTTTGTATTTAAAGTTTATAAGCCAACCCATGCCCGGCATAAGTGAGGCTAGTTCTAAAATTAGGTTTATCATATTAAAAAGGGCATTCAATTTTTACTATTTTTTCTAACTCGTTTCTTAATGAAGTCAATGAATAAAACTTACCGGATATGCAATATCCTATTGAGCCTCCATTTTTAACTCGTTTCACTATTTTATTTCGCTTTGAATTTATACAGATACCATCTTTTGTAAACTTGTAATGAGTATGGTCTTTTAACTGCCATATTACATCGTAAGTAGTTGATACTGTTATTTTCATTGTGTGGTATTATTTCTTATATACGGTAGTTATAAGTAATAAAATAAAATTACCAACCCTCGCTGATTTTAATATTCCTTGCCTCTTCTTTACCAAGTTCTCCAAACTGCTCCAAAACATTAACAGTTATTCTTGAATC